GTAGTTAATTATTATTTTTCTAAAATCGTTCATATCGTTGATACTATGCCCAACAACATTATCGCGGTAAATATGATTGCTGGTTCCATTATTGTTGTGTTCTGTTTATTTCTCCTGCTATTTTACCTCGCTCAAGATCTAAAGCTTCTTTTTGTTGCTTTGCTCTTTCATCTCTAACTTCTTTAATCTCATATTCATCTTTATACAAATGTGCGTCAATGTCTAATATATCACCATATTTTTTAGTGATTTTGTCAAAGTCAATCAAATCTAGAACTTGAGGTTGTACTTGTGCCAAATTAGAAATATTGCCAATAAATTTCTCAATTATGGTAGCTTGATTCATCTTTTGAGATTGCGTAACTGGGTTATTGTAAATAATTTTTAACTCTTTGCCTTTTATTTCTTTTGGCAACTCTTTATTAAATAAACCATTGTCAATTATTAGTTGTCCGTTTTCATCATATACTTTTTTAAAGATTATATCAAAGGTTGAGTTTAGTAAGTCTTCAGTAAATTGCATAATACCAACTGCAAATTCCCCCATAATTCTAAATGATTCAGCCCTCAGCTCTAATACTTGAGTTGCTGTTGCTCTTGGATCATCAAATATTTTTAACTTATCTAAGAAAAATACCTTTTCTATTGTGTTGAACTTTCTATTCATAAGGTTTTCGTCTTCCCTAATATCGCCCACAACAATCATTGGTTCAACTGGCGATCTAGTTATGCCAACATTTGGTTTAACATAATTTACAGCTGCTGCACGTAAGTTTATAGGGTCGTCAAAAGCTTCTCCATTTACCACTAAAGGCGGACTTGCTTTCTTTTCTACTAAATTGTTATGTTGTTTACTTACTTCCTGCACTTGTAAAGAATCTGCAAGGGCTAACAACCCCCTTGATGTACCATATAATTCTTGCGTTGCTTTCTCACTTCTTGCAACTGCAAAAGGAAATTGACTAAAACCTATTTCTTTTATTTCGCTTTGCTTGTCTACTTCGTACCATTTGCCAGCAATGGGCATATTTAATTGATCTAGCTTTTCTTCGTCGTATCTCTCCCTTGGGTATATGATTAACTTAATATCAAATTCTTTGTTGTCGTCTTTTTCGTTTCTTATTTTGTCGCTTAGTTTTGCGTCTTTATCCTCCCCCCACTTATCAAGTAATTGACTTTTTGTCATCTTATAGCTCAATATAACACAATCAACAAACCCCTCTGAATCTTCACTAATTAAGAAGTTTTTAACTGATATAGTTTTATAATTAAGCGTTGTCTTTTTTCCTTCTTGGATGAATGTTCCAGAAGTTCCGTAAATAATTAAATCCAATATAGCTTGGCTAAAAGATATTTCAAAGTTGCTCTTACTTTTAAACATCTCGCTCAAAATAACATCTGTAAAGCTTTCTATCCACTTTTTAACATCATCTTTTTTAGCAACTTCTTTATCAATAGCTGTGAATTGTATAGGGTTTATATTTCTGTTAAAAAATAGACTTACAACAATAGATTTTAACGTATTAGCTGCAAGCATTGGCTGACTTTCGTATATGTCAGTTACCTTTTTTTTATCTCCTTTGGCTCTTTCTTGCTTAAATGTCGCGTTATTAGGGTCAAATATTTCTGCTAAATGTTGCCAATTAGTAACCCAGTTAGTTCTATTTGTTTTTAATGACTGTGATTTTTTAATTATTTCCTTTATATTCATTGTCCTAACTTTTGTTTCATGATTGCAGGGTTGAAATCTTGGCTCATGCCTGCGAATGTTCTTTGTGTTCTTTTCTTTCTTGCGAGATTGCTTTTTCTTTTTGACTCAATAAACTCTACTTGCCTTTGTTTTTCTTCTTGTTTCTCCGCCTCTTGCTCACGTTCCATTCTTGCAATGGCTTCGCCTGTTCTCTTTTTTTCTAGTTTTTCTGCTCGTCTTGCTCTCTTAGCTGTGTAGCCTGTTGCTCCTGCCCCTATTACTGCACTTGCAATTAATGCTGTTTCAATACCCATGGTTATTTGTTTTTAAGTTATCGCATAAGAAGGCTTTTTAGTTTGTTGATTTAGATTTTGCAACCTTTCAACTTGTACTGCCATATATCTAAAAGCATCCGCCCCATGACTTGACCAATCATGAATTGGCTCATCACTAAATTTATTTAACCTTTCGTTAAAGCCTCTTCTATAGTTTTTTAACGCTTTAAAGCCTTTTTCACAAGTAAGTTTATTAAAAATACACCTACTGAATATTGATCTAGCTTTATTAATCCCATCTGCTATTGAAAGCTTAGGCGTTATATTAAAATTAATTCCATATTGTTTAGCTGTTTCTAGCCTACTTAACCCGCTTGTAAATTCTCTATTTACTATGTCATGCGGGGCATTATGGCTGTTGTATATGTAAGGCTTGTTTTTTATCTCCTTTATGTAGTAATCTAGCCCCTTCCCAAAGTCTTCTATGTAGTCAATAATGTTAATGACGTTTCTTTGTTTATCATATTGAGTAAACCAAATAGCTGTTGAATCTGATACTCCCAAATCCCAAAAGGTGTCAACCATATAGGCGTTGTTATAGGGTAAGTTTGTGTATCTCCCCTCTTTCTCTGCGAGCTCTGTTTCTACCCCATAAACCGCTCCGCTAATATTGGCGTTAAAACTACAATAATATTCTTGATTGAATATATCCAAGCCCCCTGTTTGTTTTGATAACTCTTCCTTTATGTTTTCTAACTCTTCTTTCGGTATTGTTCCAGTATCATCAACGGTTAAAACTTGTGTAAACCAGTTTTTTGACTCCCTCCCCATTTGTAAGAGTTCGTAGGCATGATTATCTTTGCCTTTTGGAGTGAAGTTAAACCCTGCTGTTCCTCCGTTTCTTGCCAACATAGGTTGAACAATTTCCGACCATACACCAACTTTTTGATCTGCCCACTCACTAAATAAAGCCTCAACTACCCCTGAGCCACGCATTGACTCTTTATTATCACTTCCAACCACTTTGTAAATTGATCCGTTTATGAATTCAATTTCCATCCTGTCGTTTCTTATGTGTTTAATTAGTTGTTTTGGTATACAATCAAGATATTTCACGCCTTCATGCGTAATTGCTTGCCAAATTGCATTGCGTCCTTGGTTGTATTGCGGGAAGATGTGC